CCTTGCTGCGATGAGATCTAATAAATGTTTAAGCAGCGATTGATCTGAATCAGATAAATCATCTCTACCTGCGTACTCAAACAGCAAGTTCCATATAGCTTCGCGCTCATGCTCGGCAACAAGATATACAAAGTATTCAAGCTGTTCGTCGCTTGCGCCCCAAGTAATGAATGGGTGTGTTGGTTCAGAGAACGCAGCCTCCCGCGCCATGCGGATTATTTCTTCTCTATCCATGATTCTTCTCCCGCAGCTTGGCTTCGATGTATCGGGCAAACCTCACACCGTCCTCATTCAAGAAAAGTGCTTCCATGTCCTCATCCGTCAGCCCAACCCACTGCTTTGACGGTTTACTTGAAATACACGTAACCGTATAGGCTCTACCACACTGACAACCCCAAGCTACAGGCCCGTCTGCTGGTGTCTTTGCTGTTTTGTTTTCGCTCATGCGTTCTTCTCCTTCAGCACCCGTTCGATTTTCTCAATGACTTCGACAAATGCGATCTTGCTTAGCTCTTTGTAATCCTCATCTGTCAGCCCAACCCATTGCTTTGGTGGTGCGGTGTAGAGGGGGTTGCATTTAAATCCCATTTCATCCATATACCGTTTACTACGAGACACATCGCCGCCCTCTGATAACCACGCCACCGGCTCTTGCTCTGTCTCCAGTGCTTTGCGAAGGGCGTTAATCGCTTCCGAGTAGTAATCTTCATCACTAAATTCCATGCGAGCCACATCGTTTGCATCCTCCAACGCCTCCAACGCCATCTTCATAGCTTCTCTGCTCATGTGTTTTTCCTTTTAATTGCCGCCTCTAGTGCTCTAGCAACATCAAGCCAACCACCACCTTCAAGAACGTCATCAATTGCATCAAATACTTCTTTATCTGTCAGCCCAACCCATTGCTTAGCTGGTTTGCTTGAAATACAAGTAACCGTATACGCTTTGCCGCATTGACACTGCCACGCCGTAGGCCCTGGCCCATACCAAACACCGTCGATAAAACCTGTTGCACTATCCGTTGGTGTCTTTGCTGTTTTGTTTTCAGCCATGATTCTTCTCCTTTAGCTTGGCTTCAACCTTATCTTCTACTACGGCTTTGGCGACTTCAAAAGCCACCACAATGAAAGCAACCGGAAGCATCAGCCAAACCAGCGGTATCAAAATAATCTTCATGTGTTCTTCTCCCGCAGCTTGGCTTCAATGGCACGGTAAAAACCCAAACAATCAAACCAAGGTGAATTACTAGCATCAATTTTTTGAGATACATAAATCAAGTCATGTATCTCCTCGTCAGTCAGCCCAACCCATTCACGCTTTGACGGTTTGCTTGAAATACAAGTAACCGTATACGCTTTGCCGCATTGACACTGCCACGCTGTAGGCCCATGCCACACACCGTCGATAAAACCTGTGCCTCCATCTGGCGACACTACGGTCTTTTGGCTAGCACGGGCGTAATTAAGGCCTGTACCTTTACCTGGCGATAATACGGTCACAAGCCCAGCATGACTTATTGGATCACTCTCCAGCGCCTCAAGCGCCACCTGCATAGCTTTTCTGCTCATCGATCCCTCGCTTTCAGCATCGCGTCTGCAATCATGTAAGCCTGCTTCGCGGTTGCATCAAAATAATTCCCAGGCTGCGCCAGTGCTTGCATCGCCTTCCCTGCAAAGTAATCACGCAGGGACATACCTGGTTGGATTAGGTATGAATGTGCAACGGGAAACGCTGCCCCACCGTCTGTTGGTGTTTTGTTTTCACTCATGCCCGATCCCCCGCATGTTGCTTCCATGTTTCCTTCTCCTTCATACGTTGTTCGTACACTTCCATTAACAACTCAGCAGCTTCTTTGATCTTGAACTTTTCAGCAGTGCAGTGTTCAGGCAAGCCCTCGGCGTAACCCTCAAGCCATGCAGCGAGCATGGCGAACTTATAGTCAGGGCTCATTCTTTCCCCTCTGCGTTGTTTAGTATCCGTGCAATCTCACGGTCGATATACCAACGTGCTTTGCGTAGATCCTCAACCTGCTCACCTTTCAGGCCAGCTCGCCACAAATATTTTATAGCGTTGCCTACACAGAAATTCATGTGCTCGGTGATTTCTATACACTCCACACCGCTAGGGTGCTCGGTATAATGTTTAGGATGGTTTACGGGATCGTTCATAGTTTCTCACCTCCATAATTGTTTCGCTAACAAGTGCTTGTGCTTCACGCACAATGCTTCGTCTGCCTCTAAGTACACCGACAAAGAAACCAACAAAGAACCCACACCCCCAGATCAAAGTATCTTCCATCCCTTCACCTCATTTGTCCATGATCGTTTCCATAACTGCATTGTTGTAAGACGTGCGTGTGCTTCTGCTAACTCAGTCGTGGTGTACTCCTCGCGCTTTGTCCAGTGCCCTGGCCCTACCCATTTGTGAGGATCTACATAGTGTGGGTAGTACGGCACACCACGCAAAATAAATACAGGTTGTGTTTCTGTGTCTGCTGGTTTATTTAGATTCATCAAACTCATTTACTTTTTCCTTTTACTGTTGTCCACGAACTGCGTAGATGCCCGTCATACCAACGGTCGTCTACTTTTCCCTCTACCATTGTTTGTTGATACTTCAGCTTGACGTGGCGTTTTTCTTTTGTTTCAGCTCTTGTTTTGTGCAGATCTGACACGTCCATCAACGTATCGATTTTGCTTTTACCCAACCATGCAACAAGTTCATCCTCAGTCATCTTGTTTTCCCACAACTTATCACTGAGCTTGGGTAAGTACGCTGCTATAAAACGCGCAACAGTTGTCCACTGCTGCTTACCATAACGTGGCGTGCGTTTCAGTGTGTAAAGCTTCTCGTACGTAATGTTGTTTTCTGCCTTAAAAAACACAACGACTCTGTTTGTGTACATGTGAGAAGGCGCTCGCCACATCTTGATTAAGTTTCTGTCCCACAACTCCTGCAACACCTCGTCGTGGGCTTCGGCAAACAGATCATTGAGCAGACTCATCTTGATCTCTCCTCTTGACCATCGCCACTATCATTGCGTCTGCTACCTTAAAAGCAAATTCAGCAAACGCTTCTTCTGGTTTGTACTGTGGCATCTGCCCCCACTTACCCGCGAGTATTCCTGTGATGGCAGCTTTGGCAAACTCATCACGTAGCTTGTCGTACTCATTCATTCCACACCTCCACTTAGTCTGAATTCAATACGCGCTCTGTCCAGTGCAGCAATACGCTTGCGCTCTGCAACAACTTTTGGATCTTTCCACGGGTACGGTTGTTTAAGTAGTCGCCACTGTCTTTTGAACGTTTCAAGTACGTTTGTGCTTTCGCTTGTTGTTTTGATTTGCATCTCTTGCTCCTGTCATGTTGAATGGATCACTGAAAAAAGGTTCGGGTATGGTCACCCTTGTCTTGGCAAACTTCTTGCAAAACATCTGATCTTCTTTCTTCTGAAATAACTTCTCCTGTTTTGTAGGTTCCATCGTTATAAACTTGTAGTGCCGCTCTGCCGTGATGTACGGCCTGTCGGGATCTTTCTTTAAGAAACTTTCAACGCACCCCAACCGCGTGAGTCTGGTCATCAATGAGTAGACAGTGTTCTTGTCTAGCTGCACTTGCAACGCAATCTCTCTCACGGTCGGTGGTGTCACTCGTTTCTTAACGTACTTGAGTACCTTGAGTTGTTTATCGGTCAGGGGCTGTCGGGTCATCGAGTCTCTCCTTTAGCCATAACACTGCACAGCGTGAATGAAACAACGCTTCTTCTGCATGGTTCACTGCTTGCTCATACCGCTGCTCGTTAACAAATTCATACACAGCTTTGAGTGCTGTGTGTGCTTGCATGAGATGTTCGCTTATATCTTTCATAGCTTTCCTTTATCGTTACCAAAAGAACTTGCGTGGTAGTCCAGCAAATTTAGGCAGTGCCTCAAGTTTGTCCGGCGTGTCGAGCGACACGGCTTTTAACAGTGCGCGTTCAAGCGCAGCGAGGAACTGCTTATCCGTAATGTTAGACGCAAGCGCCTCTGGAGAGTCACGAAGTGACTGACCATTTATCGACCAGCGATTGCCGACTATCAGGTCATTTGTTGTGAGATATGTTGAGTACAAATTATCAAAGACTGCCTGCCCCACGTCGTTGAGTATCATCTCAATCTCGTCATTGATTTCACTGTTACGAAGTGTGCGTTTCAGGTTGTTGATCTCTGAGGCTGCTATAGATATTTTGAACGGTACAACTTCACCCCATGACGCGTTAGCACGATAAGTTTCCAAGCGGTACAAGGCCAACAGCTTGAGGGTTTTAATCTGCTTGCGAAACGCAGCGCGTTCTTGTCTACGCTCATCAGACACCACTTGTTTGTATACGGGGATGTGCTCGGACTCACTGACAACAAGTCGTCCTGTCGGGCTGAACTTGAGCATGGCAGAGAACAACATACCGTTATGATTAATCTCTGGGTGATCGCGCTTGAAGTGATAGTGCACGTGATGGTTGAACGGCACGACGTGGTGCTTGTCGTCATCGCCCATGTAACTCGCCACCTGCCCACCGTAGGTGTTTGGGATGTTGCGTGCAAGAAACTTACGAGAAGTCAGCGAGTCATAACCACGGATATACACGAGGCGATAGCCGAACTGATCGGGCTTCATGTAGCGGATCATCTTGGTGTGGTACAGACACACATCGAAGTAGGCGTCGCCTGCACCGCGCTCAAGCCTGTACTGCCACGATGCTACATTCTTGAGCGGTCGCTCGTGGTCGCTCCACTTCTTTGAACGTGGGGGCTTAGGTGTTTTATCAAACCACTTCTTGGCTTGTTCGTACGATGTGATTGCGGGTAAGTTCGATACGTTTGCTGAAAATGACATGATTACTCTCCTTGTAAAGTTGTTGAGTAGACGTGATGTCTACTCATGTGTGCTTACTATTCAACCGCAACGCAATACTTGAATGGTGTCCCCCGAACGGCAGGTTCTAGCGTTGCCCTTGCCCCAGTTCGTTACGCACCATGCAGCTACACAACTGAGCA